TATATTAGAACTCAATCAGTATTACCTCAAGCAGATTTAATTAGGTTAGTTAATCTCATGCAACTAGATACTGACGAGCTTGGTATTAATCCGCTGTTCAGTCTAGCTGGTAGGTTAAATAAGAATAGAGATTACTTTGGTAACCAGATAGAAAACTTTACTGGAGAAAAAGGTAAGTTCCTTGAAACAACATTTAATAAAAGAAACATAGAAAAACTTAAGATCATTCCAATACTTAATGAAGTTAATAAATTACTTGGAGGTTCTGCAACAGATGCAGATAAGCTACCCTTCAAGTTCAGACTAGAACAAGTGATATCTCCACTAGGAGTTACACTCAAAGACTCAGAAGAGGTTAAGTTCTTTGGCTTACTCGAAGAGGAGGCAGAACTTAAGGGGTCTTATGAATCTGGTCTCGAGTCTCTATATACAAAGTATTATGCCAAGGAGAAAACATTTAAAGGCGAAGAAGTATACGAAGAGAATGTTAAGCAACTAGAAAAACTTTTATTAGATAAAGGTGTTAGTCAATTAGGAATGGCTAAGCTTAAGATCAAGGCTCTAAAGAAGTCTATCAAGATGAAGATTAAAGAACAGCAGTTAGATAAGGTTGAAGAACGAGGTAAAGGATTTAGTATGGATACGATAGAAAGAAACATTAAGAACTTCTTTGAACCTACACCAGAGTTAAGAGCAAGAGATATCACAAGAGAGTTATACGATTTAATAGTACCAGAAGTAGCACAGACTCCAGAAGAAGCTAAGAAATTAAACTACAAGCCAGTACAAATAAATCAAGATGGACATGGGTTATATACTTCAGATGAAGGATTCCTAGTTACAATTAATGATAAAGGTGGAATAGGTATGGACCCAATGGGAGCAGTAGGTTCTCTGAAGTCTACAGTTGCTAAGGCAGGTAAAGAAGTAGCACGGAAGACAGTCTTTGCTGGGTTCAAAGATATATCATCGAATGTACTTAAACAGATGGAAGGGAAATTTAGAGTAAGTAAACAATTCGTTAATGATTTACTTAAGAGACCTATCATGACAAAGGGAGAGAAAGCTATAGTACAAGAAGTACTTGACGAATTCGATGGTAAGAGAATACCCGTAGAAGAATTTGCTAATAAAGTTAAAGCTAAGCTTCTACCATTAGAGACTGAGCAAGCTTTCTCGAATGGGAAAGTAATTACGAAATGGGAAGACGTAGCTTTAACAGACGATTTAAGAGGTAACGTTTCTAACTACTACGAGAATATATACGAGTCTCCTATAAAAACAGGAGGTGGTACTCATCATTTCCCAGGGCAAATTAATGCAAATAACTACTTTGCTCATACACGTATAGAAGACATGGCAGATAATCAAACGAGAAGAGTTATAGAGTTACAATCTGATTTATTCCAAAGGGGTAGACTTGCTAGAGAAGGAGCGAATCTTACTGGCTTTTCTAAAACTGATATCGCAATCCAAGATCGAAGTGGCTTTAAGTCTGCAGCAATCGATGAGGCTAGGGAGAGTATTGCAAAAAGAGAAAAAGAAATAGCACAGTTAGAACCATACAAGAATATATGGTACGAGAGACTAGTCAGAGAAGAGATTAAGAAGGCAGGGCAATCAGATGTAAAGAAATTACAATTCCCAACTGGTAAGACTGCAATGGAGATCGAACAACTAACTGGTGAAATAAGTCGAGACGCATTAGAAGATTTCGTAGAAGGATCTATTCATCAGCACCAAGGGAGAGACTGGGTAGTAACGAGTGTGCATGCAAGTGAAGGTGATCTATCTGCATTCCCAATTGATAAGCTAGATGATATTAATAAAAAATTCGATACAGAAATAACAGTTGACGATATAGTAAACTTTGACCTAGATGCTAAAGTAGACCGAGACATTCTTGACCAAGTAGAAGATGCAATAGCAGACTTAGAAGAAAATATAGCAGCAGAAGATGTACTGAATATTAATCACTCAGTATATAAATTCTACGAGAACACAATGCAGAAGTACTTGAAGAAGGTAAAGCCAGGAATGAAAAGAATAACTGACTCACAAGGCGTTGAATGGTTCGAGATACCAATAGACGAAGCAGATAAAGTAAACCCAGTAGATGCATTCTCTAAGTTTGCTATACCAATTACTATGATGGACCAGTTCAGAAATGATAAAGAAACAGTAACAGATGATAAAGGAAAAGATACAGAACAGTTTACTTATCAAGATCCTGTAGGATTTCTTAAGTATCATCCTTCATTACAATATCCCGATACAGTCACGACTAAAGAAGAAAAGGCTAGCGCATTACAGAAGGCAGCAAACGAGGATAAGAAAAGGAAGAAAGTTATAGTAGACAGAGACAATAGGTCAGTAGATGTAAATGATATTAATACTCTGACTTCGATTTATAAAGTTAAGAAAGACTGGGGCAAAGAAGCAACGATAGGTAACATAGATCTTACTACTCACAAGTACGCTACAAGTACAGAGCATGTAGAGAGAATCAAAGATATCTACGAGAATACTAAAGACTATACAGTAGAAGAAATGGAAGCAGACTTCAGAAGACTAGGTAGCCAACTCCAATACATTACAGAAGACCTAGAAAAAGTATTAGGTCACTTTGAAATAACACCAGGAGAATTCACAGCAGTAGTAAGGCAGGACTCTCAAGCAGGTACTACTGGGGCGGGATCTAGAACTAAGAACCCTGGTAATATAGGTAACGTAGATGATGGAAGTACTATTACATTCGGTACATGGATAGAAGGATCTACAGCTGCAATACGTAACCTAGCAGAACGCAAAGTTAAAGAAACAAAGATAGCTAAAAACGAGGAGTAATACACACAAAAAAAAGCTCGCATTACTAATGCTAGATCTAGGTCTAGTATATATAGTATGCGAGCTTCTTTGCGTTTAAATGCGAGACGTTTTGGAGTACTGGCTAGCTGATTTATAACAGCTTTAAGTAATGCAATATCTTGTATATCCTTGTACCCTGTATCTCGTCGATAATACTACCAAGTCTTGTTATTTCATTCTCACAATCTTCAATCGTAACTCTTTCCTTCATAAACTTCTTTGCTCTATAAACCATTGCTGGTGAAACAATTAGCATTGGCTCAAGATTCATCATATTACATCTATGAACTTAGTTAATTTAACTGAAACAATTTCGTTCATAGGAAATTGCTTAGAAATCTTTCTCTCTGCTTTAGAGGTACTTGAAGATTTAACTAGGTACCTTTCTTTTTTATCTTCGTCATTGACGATTACTACTTCGTAATAATTCATTTCTTTATAACCGGTATTCTCATTCCGCATCTTTGGCATTGATAAGCAATGCACGATGCAGGAAGAAAGAGCATCGGTTTTTTATGTTTAATTTTACATAAGAAACTCTTTTTAAATTTCTTCTTATCTATTTTCTTAGGTATCATATTACTATATTAAATGGGTCGTTACATATCCATGCTAGAAAGGCGACTAGACAATACAGAGCAAAGCATGCTGCTATAAATATTATAATTATAAATAGCACTACTATAACGTAGACTAGAAAGTCATCTACTTCTTTACTCATCCTCATTTAATTATATAACCTCCTGCTCCTTTGTGTCCTCCTCCTCCATGCTTCTTAGCTATCTCTGAGACATCGACCTTGCCATCAGAATATAAGCTAACTTTCTTTACTCCATCTATATCAGTATAGACTTCTATATATTCTACCTTATCATACTTCGTATTATCCCTCATCAATATTACTGCTATACCCATTGGGTAATGCTTCTTAGCTTCTATTGCTAAGAAGAATCTTTTATCTTCATCAATCTTTAACTTACCAGTAAGCAAGATCTCTGAGATCTCTGTCTCTTCTTTAATCTTTAAACCAGTTGCTTCTATCTCTTCTTCAGCAGTGAACTGTCTGAAGTCAGCAAATGATTGTACAAATAAATCTATTCCTAGTTTCTTAAAGTAATAGTTTAATAATACTCCAGTCTTTCGATATGGAGAATCTAACTTCCAAGAATCCCATGCGTCAATTTGATTTACTGTATGCTTATATACTTCGACATTACCTGCATGAAGTAACTGCCAGAATAAAAATGTAGCAGAATTTCTTTCGTCGAAGCACACGTTAGCAATATTATTTGATAAGTAGTCTCTAGATTTATGATGATCAATTATATGTACTCTTTCATCTTCGAGTAATGCCTTACCAAGATGCTCTGAGGGTGACATATCTGCAAAGATTATTAAGTCATAATTGATTTTGTTTTCTAAGAGACGATCAGATACTAAGTCATCAATCATATCGTACCCAATATAATGTCTTTCTACATTAGGTGCATGCTCATTAAATTGTAGAGCATAGTTGAAAGCTATTGCACAACCTGCTCCATCAAGATCTGTATGAGTAATGAAGAGTATGTACTTAGCTTCTTTTATTTTTTCTCTTAAGTTCATATTATTTACATTGTGCATAACATATACCAATAGAGTTCTGTAACTCTTTGACATTCTGTAAGCAACCATTATGTGCTATATTAATTTTTTCTTGGTACTCTAAGCATTTATCTATTGCTGCTTTGTAACCTGAGAGTGTAATAATCTCTTTCTCTAATTCTACTACCCTTTGCATTGCTTCCCATGCTCCATCATTGCAGTACATTAATTCGTTCTCGTACTGAATATACTTATCTGTTACGTTGTCTTCTGTAAATGCTAGACCTTCTACTTCTGGAGTCTTAGCTTCTGAGACACATGGTACTGAACTGCATTTACCAGTACTCTTTGGAATATAGACTGTCTTAGATTCACAGACATTAGTACCATTACTTATATCTAATACTAAAACCCATAGACCGTATGCTGCAGATATTAACATTAGTATTACTATTAATGTAAGAAAGAAATCCCCTACTGTTTTATATTTCATACACATTCTCTTAAAATTTTAATTATATCTTCACCAGACCTACACATTATAGCATTGAACTCTTTGCAATCATTGAAGGACTCGATAAAGTCTTTCTGAACTTTAGATAGTTTACCCTTAGAAGATTTCATTTCAATAAACATAAAATCTTTCTTCTCTCTATTGATAGCTATTAAGTCTGGAACTCCTTTATCTTTATCTTCCTTCTTCTTGTATGCAACGAATCCCTTCCTGCAACCAGCGGGTATACCACCGTTGTATATTTTATACACATGGTATCCCCTCGACTCTAGCGCAGCTACTACATCATTAGTAGTTCTAGTTTCTTCTTGTTGCTTTCTCTTAGCCATCTGCTCTTAAGCCACAACCTGTGTCTGGACTTTTATTAGATGCATCATGACCATGACCCTTGTTCTCTATATCTCTTCCAATTCCAACGTCAAATGAACTCTTTACTTTTCTAAATCCTGCAGGCTTAACTTCTTCTTCGTGATATCTTATATCTCCAGCATTTGCTACCTCTTCGATTGCATCTGCATTTGTTAATACTGCAGACATAGTTGCTTCGCATAAGTCATCAATCTTATCATTCAATTCACTGATAACTTTATTCTGTGAACTAATCTGAGATTTTAGATCTCTTGTATTCTTAGTAAGCATTGACTCTAATTGGTCATGACTTACGAATGAACGTTCTAAGTTACATACTCTATTGAATATATTCTTTAGATCGTTCAGGTTATCTCTTAACCATTTTAATCCTTTGTACATAGATGTTTTTTCTTTAATTTTATTATTTATATAATCTGTTGAATAAGCTTTGCCCATCATTGAGTACATCCAAGTAGCTGCTTGGTCATTAGAATGTTGATGCATCTTCGTAAAGAAATTCTGCTTATAGTATGGAGTACTTATCATTATAACTGATTCATCTTTACCTCCTTTCTCTGCTATATCTATTCCAATACTATACTTTCTTTTCTCCCATCCTTCGTGTTGTATTACTTGACCTTTCAATACGTCAGCTAGTACTCTATCTAATTCTCCATCTCCTACCAAATCTAACGTTGTACCTCCTTCTGGTATATCAAACAAAGCATTTTCGTTTTTGAACTTTACTCTTGGCCTTCCGAATATTTTGTGAGGTTGATTCCAACTGGGCATCAACAGACTCTGCTTTGACTCTTGTGTCGATTTCATATTGTTTCCAATCGTGCTCAGGATGTACTACTTCTAGCACTCTCATAAGCATCGGATAAAATTTATGATTCCAATAGTATACAGCATCGTACTGGCCCTTCTTGTATACGTGAATACTTGTACCAGTTATTCCTTGACCTCTAGTCTTATCTGTAACTATATATCTAACGTAACTTCCTCTCTCCCAAGCATTCTGACCGTCCTCTTGTATATTATTATCTCTTAACCATCTTGCTACTTTAACATGAGCAAGTGATGATGGTTTCCTACTAATCTCATCACCATCTTCATCTCTCTTAACTTTATCGTACTCTTCTATTTCTTTTGTGAGATGGCCATTGATAAGTAATTGTTTCTTAGTTAATGTCATAGAGAATACTTTATCTCTGTATTTCAATATGTACTTTAATATATCTGCTAGAGTAGCATCTTCTAACATAATCATTTCAAATAACTTTACTTGTTTCTTTGCAGCAATTGGAACAGTCTCTCTTCTTCTTGCTTCAACTCCTACGTAAATAAGTTCGTCACCCTCTTTCTTGATATACTTTTTCTTAGTTCCAAATAATAATACCTTATCATAGACTGCTTCTACTTTCAAATCGATATAACTCTTTGTAACATTAAACTCTTTAAATAAATGATAAGCAATAAAAGTATTTATTTTACTATGAAATTCTTCTGGATCTATTGTCTTACCATTAACAAATACAGAATCAGTATCTCCATATAAAACTACCATACCTTCAGTCTCGAAGAAAGCTTTGATCAAAGCAATTAAGTATTGCCCTGATAATGTAATAGCTTCAGCATTCTCTAGCTTATAATACCTAGTGAATGATGCACCAAGAATACCGTAGAAAGAATTACTCATAGTCTTAAAAGCATATTGCTTAAAATATAATTCTTCATATCTTGGATCATCATCTTTCATATCTTTCATTTCTACCTTACGTACTTGATTCCTTGCATCAAGTAAACCTTGAATCGTAGTAGGAATAATACCAGGCTCTCTCTCATATAATTGCATATTAGGTGACAGAATTTGATCATAAGTTATTGCTGCTTTATATTTATCTCCTTTACCAGTATGAACTCTATGAGTCTCTGGACTAATATTCCAAGTACGAAGTATGCTAGGATATAGACTTGTAAAATCAAAATGATATACGTCTCTATGTATACCCTTTGATGGTTCTAATACTACACCACCTTTATATCTAGATTCTTTTTGGTCGTAGTTATCTTCACTCCATTCTGGTTTAGTAACAAACCTAACTCCTTTCGGTGCATTCCTTAGAACGTATGTATCTAATATTCTAGAGATAGCATAAAAGTTTAAGAAGTTACCAGTAATACCATGCTCAACTATCTTCTGCTTCAATATCCTTAGTTTATCATCTATCCTTTTTACTAACCAGCAATCTTGTATATTGTATTCTCTAAGTAGATCTGGGTTATTCTCAAACATCTCGTAGATACCTTCTTCGTGATCTACCTTCTGTTCTCCTAGAAATTCTTTAGATACGTTATTCAATGAAAAGCTTCTCACCCTTTTAATCAGTTCAATGTTTCTTTTATTAATCTCTTTTAACTTCTCCATCATATCTACATGTACTTCTCCTTTGCCATGGTCTGCCCATACTCTTAACTTCTTAGCACGTTCTCTTATATATGGTACATCGAATCTTCCACTGTTCCATCCTGATATGATGTCGTACTTCTCTTCAAGTTTATACCATCGTTGTATGATCTTCTTCTCTTCTTTGTGAGTTATATAATATTCTTTACCGTCTTGATCTACTGCTGCAATTGAAACTATTCTTTCTCCACCAATAACGATCTTGTCTTGCCTATCGTCAGTTTCAATATCGAAGTATAATATCTTATAATCTTGTGAGACTTTTAAGTCTTGGTCAATAACTAACCTCTGAGATGAAGTAAGATCTGCTTCATAAGTTTGTACTTCCATTTCCTTAAGTTCTTCTAGTAATTCTTTCTTTGCATCTAGTAGCCAACGGCTGTTAAGATTTCTACAAAAGATTTTTACATATTTACCATCGCCAGTAGTCTTTGTAATAAGACCTTCCTTCTTTCTAGCTTTAATAAATCTACCTACTCTATTACTGTCTCTATCTTTTTTTGTTATACAGAAGTACCAGTTGTAATTCTTAATATGTAAGTAAGTCTTTACATCTGGTACATCTCTGTACATTAAAGTAATGATATCTTTTTTGTCGTAAGCTCCTATATATTTACGTTCTGGTTCTTTAAGAAAATCTTGGTACGATATTTCTTTGTCTTGTATTAGCATAGAATATGTTTTTTACTTATAATCTTTTCACATTTTAAGCATATGTACGTCTTATCTTTCACAATGTATTGGAAGTCATTGTGTCCACATACGCATTTGACATTCTCTCTACCGAAAGGAGTTTGTACAGTTTTTATATTCATATTAATACCTTTTTAATAGCTCCCAGTCTTTCGCATAGATATGAAGACTCGATGCTTGCATTAAGAATTTACCAACTTCATTTTTAGTATGCTTAGCTATATACTTTTGTAACTCTAGTGCTAACCATATATCATTTTGAAAGTGAGTAGCAAAGTCTGTACTTCGCATATTATAAATTAAATCTAGCTTTCCATTTCTAAGCATTAAATGATAGAACATGGAACATGGTAATCTTTCTTCTCCCATTACTTCTTGATCTGTCAATCTGTTATGTACTTGAATGATTGCTTGACGTGTTGCTGGGTGTAATTTAATTTCTTCAATCACTGGACCTATTTGCCAATGCATTCTCTCTGAATATGTATAATCGAATTTACCATCTTCACCTTTAAACTCTGCCCATATATCTTCTCGTAACTTCCAAGCTTCTCCTGGGTTAATAGCTACGTCAGATATTCTTTCTTTGAATTCTGCTTTACACCATTCAATAGTTAAGTCTGGCATAGAATCTTTATCCTCTGGATTTATAATAGCAAAAGAAAATCCTTGAAGTTCTCTCGTATTATAATTACTATCTCCAGCAATCTTTTTGTTCTGCATAGTTTGAGTGTGAACCTCAGAAGAACATTTCTGTAGTTCTCTCCCGATATCTTTAATTGCCTCGGAGCAATTGTCATATATACGCATCTTGTTTTTTAGAAAGAACCCAAGTATTTACCTTATGCATATTAAGTGCAAGTGAGCAACCCTTTGTTGTACAGACAAAAGAAAATGTTATGGGGCACTTTATGATATCCCCAGTTATATCAGATCTTCTTCTTTTGATTATCTTTTTTCTCATGACCTTGCAACTTCCACATGGCAATGGCGTTGGATGCTTGTTAATTATTACTGTTGACATATTAGTACTTTGACTTAATTCTTTTTTGATTAACTATAATCTTTTTCAAAACTAGTTGCGTCAATTCTTCTGGATCAATACCAGAAGCTAGACATAGATTAATAAAGTAGATCATGATATCAGCTACTTCGTCTTTGTATTCATTTACATCTGTGAAGTACTTAGCTTTCCTCCAAGTCTTCCCATTCTTCAAAGCAACTACAGCTTCGTTGATCTCTTGAACCATTCTCCATAAGATCTGGTCATTTATAAAACGACAAACTTCTGGGAGATGTAGGTTCTTTTGCTTACCAAAGATTAAACGTTCAGGGACACCTTCTACAATAGCGAACTCTTTCTCGACTAATGTTTGCTTTCTAAACATTAGCTCTAAGAAGTCTCCTTGTATGTCCTGTTTTTTGATTTCAGATATGTCCATTTTTTTGTTATAAACTTGATAGCATGAGTTAAGTTTGAGCTCATATCATTATCAGAGCTTAGTGTTAGAGATTTAAGAGAACTCTGCTCAAGGTAACTATCGTAATAAGATAGTATACTTTGTATCTTTGAAGGTGGGAGATATTCTTCTTTCTCCTCTAAGTGACGAGTTCTTAACGTTTGCATTGAAGCTTTCATATAAATTACGATAGCTTCTTCTGCTAGCGAATGATCTACCTTGTCCCATGGAAGTGTTAAGTTCTTATCGTTCCTAACTACTTCGCTGTAGACCACTTCAGTGATATGACTTCGATCCAAGATGATTAACTCTTCCATATCATTGCAGGCCAGCAGAGACTGATATGTCCCTGCGTATAGGCCTGCCATGAAATCTTTCGAGTAATCAGTTGGCTTGAGTAGATTCTTCAGAACACTACAACCATAGATGTTCTGAAGTTCTTTGATCAAAGAAGTCTTACCACTTTTGTCGCATCCTTCAACCAGGATCAACATTATTTCTTTGCTTTCTTTTTGGTGGTTGCTTTTTTCTTAGTAGCTTTCTTTACTACTTTCTTAGTTGCTGGTTTCTTTGCTGCTTTCTTTTTAGGTGCAACTGTTTTCTTTTTCTTTTTAGCTGGTACTACTTTCTTTACTGCTTTTACTTTCTTTTTCTTAGGTGCTGGTGCTTCTTCCTCTTCTTCCTCTTCTTCTTCTTCCTCGTCGTCTTCGTCTTCGTCCTCTCCCTCTTCTTCATCCTCTTCTGCTTCGTCTTCTTCCTCGTCGTCTGTGTCTTCCTCTTCCTCATCGTCTTCATCTTCTACTTCGTCATCGTCTGCTGCTTCATCATCTACATCAGTATCTTCTGCTTCGTCCTCATCTTCTTCTTTGTCATCAATACCTTCATCTTCATCGAGACCTTCTGTGTACTCTGGTAATGCTTTACTTAATCCACCTTTAGGAAAACGTTCTTTCTGTAATGCAGATAGTGATAGACGTAATTCTTTAATAGATTTCTTTGAAGGGTGTTCCTCATCGAATGCATCAATTAATGAAGTAACTAATGCAGAAGCTTCTGTTCTAATAGAAACTCTTTTGATTTTAGCTTCAGCTGCTTTAACTTTAGCCTTTTTAATTTTCTTTGCCATAGATTTATTTCTTCGAGGTTTTTTAATAAATAATTTAAGATTGTCCCTTACCTCATCTGGGACCATTGAACCAGAGGAAAGCAATTCCTTAGCTTTTTCTCTCTGGTCCATTGTTGTCTCGAGTATGTTCATACTCCTAAGATGTTAGATTTATAATGCTAATGTTTTCTTTTTCTTTTTACCTTTCTTTTTCTTCTTACCTTTTTTCACTACGCTCTTTTTCTTTTTCTTTAGCTGGGTAATCTCGTCTACGTCATAATCTGTTTTGTTACCCATCCCAAGACGTTTAACTCTAAGCATAGTGTCTGGTTCAATCCTCGCCATCTTCCTTAGGAATTTAGCAGAGGACGTTGCTAGAACTTTTTCTACTCCATCTATATTAAAGATGAAATGGAAACTAGTCTTTTTATACTTATCACTGTACTCTTCTTTGCAGTCAATATATACACCCTCGATTGAACCTTCCTCTTCGAGTTTGATATACTTACTAGCAGCGTCAGCAGCTTTAAGTAATTTCTTGTTTACATATCCCATATAAATATAAGATTAAATTAATTAACAGAAGTACCAGTGAAGCGTGTAGTCTTAGAATTAAATCTTAAACTTACCATACCGGTTTCTCCTTTACGATTCTTAGCAATGTTCAAGTCTGCCTTCTCACGATATTCCTCGTTGAGAGATCTGCTTAGTAACATTACTACATCAGCGTCTGCTTCGAGATCTCCAGAATCTCTTAGATGATGTAACTGTGGAGACCTTGATTCACTTGTCTCAGATTTCCTATTTAATTGTACTGGTGTAATGACTGGTATATTTGTCATCCTTGCTAACATCTTTAAATTCTTAGAGATCTTTCCGATTCTAGATGCTGAGTTACCATTCTTACCTTCATGATCTCTTAGGTATTGCAAGTAATCTACTACTATTAAATCAACGTTACCTTCGATGAGCTTTGCTTTTACGACTTCTATAACTTCATCTGAAGTTGCTTTAGCTAATTCAACAATAGATAGATTTAGTTTTCTCGCTTTCTTATATGCTTTCTTTAAAAGCTTAACAGAAATTTTACCCTGAAGAATGTCATTGCATCTTTTCTGAGTAATGAATGCTATCAACTTATCATATATATCAAGAGCTGACATCTCAATAGAAAAGAATAAAACATTTGATCCAGCTTTAGCAGCATTGTAAGATACTGATAAGGCAAGTGAAGTCTTCCCGACTGAAGGTCTTGCTCCAATCATTATTAAATCACCCTTCTTGAATCCTCCATTTAACTTTCTATCAAGTTCAGGTATTCCAGATCTAACTCCGTCTAGAATACCAAGTCTTCTCTTCTCCATTATTTCTATATGCTGTGTAGAAATTTCTTTCATAGATAGAACCTCTTGTTCTGAATCTTCCTTATGATAAGATATTCTGCCCGATATACTTTCAAATACTGCTCTTAATTCTTTCTCCCTCAGTGGTGGTTGGTTCTTCTCGTTCCATTCCTTTGTTGCTGGCCATGCTAATTGCTCCCATAATGTATAGGGAGTTTTGGTTAAAAATAACCCACAGACTTTAGCAGCAGTATCATTTCTCCCACCCTCTGAAGTTCCTTCTAGTATATCGTCCCATTGATTTTTCTTTGCTTCTTCAACAGATTCTTCATAAAATAAATGTACTGGGAAAGGTGAAAGATCTTCCTTCTTAAACCATTTATATCTTTTTCCAGATTGATGCATTGATGGAGGAGCTACTACGTACCCTGAATTATTTCTTAGATCTGTCAATGGTTTAACTCTTACCCCATTTTTAAATCTCTTAGAGTAACGGTAGTAATAATGATAACCACCTCCGCCCGTTTTTGATATAAGGGTTTCAGGTAAGTATTCATGGTCTCCACCTTTCTCAACATCTACTACTGTTAAGCCAGAGATCTGACCTGTAACAATACCGATGTTAGCATCTGGAAAATCTTTCCACCATTTCTTAATCTCTGTTCTAGTTGGTAGTCGTGTAGTGTATTCCTTCCATGGTAGTAATGGTTTCTTATCTGTACCAACTGGTATAACAGAAATTTCATTCTTCCGATAATGCAATGCATGTTTAAGAATTGATATTTTCTTTTTCTTATTAGTAGACATTTATAATTTTTTAGACTTCTGTTTATTAAAAAAAGAAATAACATCACTACCCAATACCTTTCTCCAACTAGTACCCGCTTGTACAAATGAAAGCTTACCTTTTTTCATAGCGTTCATATATAAGCTGCGAGACTTAGTTGGAAGATAACCATCCTGACCTGCCTTAAGCAATTCCGAGATCGTATACCATTTTTTTGGGTCTATCATATGAAATTTCTAACTTTGAATTAAACATCTCTTCATACTTATAGCAATCGCAGAAACCTTTTCTTCCGTGACTCCTATTGAACCAACCTTTGTCAACTTTCTTTTTGACCATGTTGATTGTAGATATTAACTTAACAATATCTGCCATGGTTCGATGTGTTTCTAGTACATCTATTGGATCTTTCTTTCTCTTCTTCATGAAGACAATATAAATAAATCCTTTTGGTAACTTACCGTATGTAAGATAATACCATAGATAATACATAGTCGGTTGAACTGATTCGTCAACCATTTTTTGTGAGTACTTCTTACTGCTTGTTTTATAATCAGCTAGTTTCTCATCGGTACGTACTACATCAACAATACCAGATAGATCTTCAATCAAGCATTTCTTTTTCTTTTGATCATTGATCTTGACTTTGAATCTCTCTTCTGTATGTAATACCTCATAGTTATATAACTTTCCTTTCTTACCTTCCCTTTCTTCTAAGAAATATTCTAGTAACCTAATACCATTCTCGACATGAGCTTCGAATATTTCTTCAGCCTCTTCTTCGGTGTAAGGGATCCACTGATAGTTAACCCATAGAACATCTTCATATTTGAAGTCATCTAAGAATACTTGTATTGGGTCCTCCCCATTGTCTTCGTATTCTTCTAAGCCTTTATGGATGGATGATCCAAATACTAGTGGTAACCCCTTCTTTGCTAATTTCATCTTTAAGAGCTGGCGATAGTAAAATAACTTCGGGCACCTTAGATAATCATTTAAAGCAGATTGAGAAATTTTATTAAATTCTGCCATCTCTTAACTCAAGTCTTCTGCCTTTTGTTGGTAGGCAATTCTGATGTATGCTTTTTGTTTCTTATTAAGTTTCTTGACTGCCTTTGACCGTTTGATAGTTTTAGCTACCTCATCTAAGTCTTTCTCAGTCTTAGCTAATTCAATAGCTTTTGTAAAGTCCATGATAGCTGCAAGCTCTTTCTTATTCAGTACTACTTTATCTTCAACTGTTTCTTCATCTTCATCCTCATCTTCGTCCTCGTCTTCATCTTCATCCTCGTCGTCATCTTCTTCTTCGTCGTCCTCATCGTCGTCGTCGTCTTCTGCTTCGTCATCATCGTCATCTTCATCTTCGTCGTCATCTTCTTCCTCATCATCATCTTCGTCTGTATCTTCATCTTCTCCATCTTCGTCTGTATCTTCATCTTCTCCGTCTTCGTCCTCGTCTTCATCTTCATCCTCGTCGTCCTCATCTTCTGAATTCATTTCTTGTAAGAACTTTTCATATTCATCTTTGCCTGCTTGAATAAGTTCTAAAGATTTTGATAGAAACTCTGCGTAGACATTATCAATGTCTTCAACTGGTACGTCCTTGATTGTAATTACACAAGGTAGGTCAGCTGTTTCAAACTTAATTCCTCCATGTGCATCGTCGCTAAACTTATGAATAGCTCCGCATTTGATATCTGCTACTAAACCTTTTGCAGCAGATGCTTTTTTCTTTGCCATGATAATTGAAAATTTAATTTTTAAAAAAAAAGAGTAGGCTCAGTGGAGACTCCAAAGGAGCCCCTCTTTTTGTAGTGTTAGTTCAAGAATTTACTAATTTCTTTTTGTTAGATATCTAATGAAGATTTTTTCCCTCTTGCTTTCTTAGTTCTTTTTTTCTTAGAAGTCTTAGCTTTTTTAGTACTCGATTTTGATTTAGAATTACCAGTAGATTTTTTTGCTTTCTTAGTTTTAGTCTTTTCTGCTTTTTCTGGTAGAGAATCAAATTTACTTATTTTGTATTTCTCTCCATTTTTCATTTCTTTTTTCTTTCTACGTAATCCAGCTTTGTTAGTACTTTCTTCTACAACTTTTCCAGATGTAGAATGAATCAAGTAATACATTTGTTTACTTGCTTTTTTTACTTTTGCCATAATGTTAAATTCACCCACTTTCTAGTTTAATTTTTATATTAATAATTCGACCTTAAAAATACCTCCAGAAAAATCTTTTGACTTTATATGGCCAAGTCTTTTTCTTTGCCCTTAGTAGATTACCATCTTCAATCCTTTGTATTAGATCTGCTTCGTCTGCTTTGATTTGCTTCTTAGCAAGATCATGTTCTTCTCTCATTGTCTTCTCTTTCAATTCGAACTCTCGTTCTAATTGTTTAGCATCAACATTTTTATTGGTAGCTAATATACCAATCTTGATCATTGCTTCAATTTGAAGGTAATCATAGCCAGTTTTTCTAAGCCTACGTATAGTACGTAGTAGCTGTCGCTTTGTTTCAGTCATAGTTTTGTTATAGAGTTCTACTCAGATTGTCATCCTCTGAGTTACGCTCTTTAATAATTAATCTTTTTTCATTTGCTAGTAATACCATAAATCTATATAGTATTTCATATAGAGCCATCTCTGTTTCTCTCCACCCCTTCTTCTCTGCTTCTGTTATAAAGAATTTAACAATAAACATTAACTCTGGATCCTTTTGCAGATTCATACCTATACCATTTAATTTCTCTACAAGTTTCTTTGCTTGTTCGTCTGGGTTCTTATGGTTATACTTCTTCTTGAGTTTACCATTAGCATTATCCTTTAGAAATTTGTTTAGATCACTTAACTCCATATTTATTTTGTATTTAATTCTTTTAATAAACAATGATATCTACATCTTCCATCGCATTGAAACCAATTCCTTTGATCATAGACATCAAAATATTTATGACCTTCGTCTCCGCATTTAGGACACTTGATTTTATTACTTGGGAACATCTTTAGTTGTGTACCATCTCTTCTTACTTGTAACTCCTTCTCTATATAATTAACTGCATCCATTAACTCTTCTTGTAAATGCACAAGAAAGTCATCTGAATTATTTTCGTAGAGAGTTGTACCATATTTCTTTATTCCTACCTTACTTCTTTCTTGTAACTTTCTAACAACACTCTCTACTATTGGGTCTGTTTTCATTTTTGACATATTCATTTTTTATTTACTTATCTTGTACTAAGAAGAGAAAAGAAATAAGCTCCACGAGAGTCATAGCCCTAGGGCCTCTGAGTACCGTCGATGAGAATTCCTAAGCTTGTCGCTCCCTTCTTAGTAGAAGATAATTAAATCCTCTTTCCTGGTGTTTGTCTTTTAGGTCCACCAGATAATGATGTATCTTCTTTCTTCATTTTCTTAGCAATACCATCACTGATTACATCTAATTGTTCGATGTCGAAATATTCTACCTTTTTAACATCTCCATCTTTATCTAATTTTTCTGCTGATACTCCTAGCTGATGGCAACCATTTAGAAATTTAGTATGACTTGTTACTATACCTTTTAGCCTAGTAACTTTGTCTTCAACCTTTTGACCAAGTTTGATATCTTTGACCTGCATTTGATTTTTCTTCTATATTCACATCTGCAGCATTTCTCATTAAATATTATCATGTGATAATGATGACCTCCTGTTAAGAAACAGAAGACTTGAGTTGCTGTGAAATGTTTCATATAGTTATTTAATTAATTAGTAGATCTTGAGCATGCAGTAAATGCGCATTTGCATAATCTTTCATTACCTGATGATTGTATACATTCTAGTATCTTTCTATTATTATCTAAGTCAATATAGGCTACAGATAAAACAGAGAGAGAAATAAATACTAGTACTGCTATGATTGTTATTTTTTCTGTTGTCATATTTATGATTAATTATTTAATTATCCATTTCTGATACTATATCAACCGTATTAAAATTTATGAGAAAAAAAATACGTTACCCCTTAAGATCTGAGTATGAATGTATAGTATCAGGAATGGATATCTCTATCCCCCTCCTAGCCTCGATAAGGAAATATCATAAGTAGTATTGGTAACTTACGAGTAGGAGCAGATAGAGAAAATGATGTAACTATATCTGAGTATAGAAAAATATACTCGTACTGTAAGATCGCTAGTATATATTCCGTATAGTATAATTACATCATTGCTGGTATCAATTGTTATTATGTTTACTTATTTTATTAAAGCTAAGTAATAACACTTGAGTATTTGCTTGGAGTTTTTTGATTGTCGTTTTTGTTTTGCTTTTTATCCTCTTTATAATTAACAACTATTTATTTTAGGCCTTTGAAAGAGCGCAATCGATACCAGCAACGATGTAACTATTTGATTTTTAAAAGTGCATACTTTAGTTTTTTATTTGTTCTATTATAATTTTTCTTTCTTCTTCTTATCTTTCTCAATTCTTTTCTATTACTACATATAATAATATCTTCATCATCTCCTCTTATCCATGAACCATATTTCTTAGTAAGTCTAGTAAGTCTCTGTTGTTCTTTATATAACTTGACTGGATCAATTGATCTTGATCTACCCAATACGATTGACTGTATAGATGGTATTTCTACTATGATCTTTAGACCTAGACTCATTCTCTTATCATTTATTTGTATTTGAGTATTGATAATAGTATCAGGAGATTCTCTTCTTGAGAAACCTTTTCTTTTAGACTTAACTTGTGAAGTATCTCTTAGTCTCTTCTTCTCTTTTACTTTCTTTTCTTTAACTTCTTTATCTTTGAATTTACTAACTATAAAGTCTTGACCATTTGACATTCCCTTTTGCTTCCTTCTTAGTTTACTCTTCTTTTCATTTTCATCAATGACTTTGTTTGTAGTCTTGTTGATTAAGTAATACATAAATTTTAGTAATTGTTTATTATTTGTTAATTTAATTATATGATATTTATAATTATTTGTAAATAGCTAGAATTGTTAATGTTTTTGTAGTATTTTGAAAGTTATTAACAGGATAATTATTTATGATTTAATATATGTAGTTTTAAATATATTACCACATTTACAAATTCCTAGATATATTTTCCCATTAGTAATTACTGCTTTTTGCATTAATTCTAATTCTGTTAATCCTTCTGGTACTTCTATAAATAATTGCTGAGTAACAGTCTCTCCGCATTTACATTTATTAACGTAATTCTTAGTATAAATTACTTTCCCAATATCATGGTTATTATTTGACATATACTTTATTATTTGCGAGATGCTAGTACCTTATAGGTGCGTCGCATTTAATCGCAAAGACTAATTATTATATAATATGTAGCTTAAAGTCTAGAGACTCTTAAACTGTCTCGTATAGCTTTATAGCTTTCTATCCCGACGATGTAATTAATTGTAAGTCTGATCTTCTTATCAATTAATTGATCGAGATAGAATTGTGATCTTGTGAATTTAGATTTGAGCATCTTTTTCTTTTAAAATAAATAATTCTTTATTCTCACATATTTCAAATTTCTCTTTTGGTAAAATAATATAATTTTTACCTCCGATATTCATCATCTCTACTTCGTATTTTATTATTGTTGCTTTAGTCATATAACTTTTTTAAAATTGGTTTCATTTTATAATTTAATATTAACTTATTGCATTGCTTTAAAGTCATAATCTCGGTAGCCAGTTTTAAAGCAATGGATATAAATAAATATATCGTATTATTTTGAGAAGAGTTTATCATGGAATATTTCTATTTCATGTTCTCTTCCACCTTTATCTTTCCTCCTCTTACATCTTGTATTAATACCACCTTTAATCATTTTCTTCATATCCTCTTCCGTTTCAGGTTTGATCTTAATTTTTCTTTTAACCATTTTACCTGGTCTTTTACTTAAAGCTCGTGGTCCTTTAAATCTAATTCTCTTTGTTTTTCTTACTCCTTCAATTTTGTCTCCATCATTATGTTCTTCTTCCTCCTCGTTTTCCTCTTCATCTAAATCAACCTCTTTTACTCTTTTCTTTTTGGTAGCTGTAAGCGTTGAATTCTTGCTTACTTTATAATCCTCCTTATCTTCCATCTTTTTTTGTATTCTTCTTAACCTACCCTTTTTACCTTCTTCTATTATTTCTCCACTTTCTTTATGGATTAAATAATAGTCTTGAGTGTTACTCATAAATTTATATATTATTATTTAATTAAATTATCCTTATTATCAATATCGTATTAATAATAAGAGAATGTAATTATAATGATGCTACTAGTTTACTTGAATTTAAATCATTTAAAATACGTTGAGAGTCTTGTGGTAATAATTCAAAATCTTTAATCTTTTCAAGTTGGCTTAAATGTTTTTCTTCTAATACTTCAATTCCTTGCTTAAAGAAATTACTAATTAAATTTAATTGCTTCTTAGTTAGTTTCATAATTTTTATATTATTATTTAAATGATCTTTGTGTAATGTTTTAAGTTATTAATTTAATTATATCATACTTCTTAATTCTTGTAAATGTTCATAACATGTTAATAACTTTTATCATTAATTAACTCATTACTTATTACTATACTATATACTATATAATAATAAGTAGGAATTAATTATTATGAATCATAATTACCATAATTCAAATATTCATCCTTAACATCTAATTCTAAAATCTTAAATAAATCTTTTAATCCATATTGTAATTCAATACCCCATTCTTGACAATATTCGAAATAGGAATTTAAGTCTTTTACTTTATACTTATCAATTTCTCTCATTATTTCATCTTCACTTAATCCATCATCTTCTAAATTTTCTTTTATGTATAAATTAACTTTCTCGTTTATTTTATTGAGTTGGCATAATGTCATAAATTTTGTCTTTAATTATTAAATAGCTTATTACTTATTACTATCACTTTAATAGTAATAAGTCTATAAATTATTTATTCTCTATCTTCTTAACTCTTTCCTTTAATTTCTCAAATTCATCTTCATCAACTTTTTCATATCTATCATTTTCATTCTCTCTTTCAATATCATCAATTCTATCTGATAAATGATCTATATCTCCATCTCCTAATTTATTACCTAACTCGTTATCTATTTCATCAAATTTATCATTCATCTTTTCAAAATCATCTTTTACATTTTCTTTTAATTCATCTAATTCTAAGAAATTAATTAAAAGCTTTTTGATCATGTTTCTCATAAATTTTATTATATCAAATAATAATATAATATATAATACTTCTTGATTAATATTATTCTCGATTTAATAAATACTTAGAATATTATTATTAATCATTTCTTATATATTATATATATTATTTAATATTTTCATAAATTGTTAAATGTTCATTTTCTTGTTGTTTTGTTTGTTAATTTAACTATATCATATTAATATATATTTGTAAATGGGTAAGGTGTTAATAACTCTATATTTCCTTTAACGTTACAATCAATTAATTAATTATAATATACTTATTTAACCTACTAAATAGTAATAAAATATAATAAATATAATAGTTATTAACATTTACAATATAATAATATCATGATATAATTTTAAGTATAAATAACTAAACAAGATATAAATACTTATACCTATTCTATTCAATTTTCTATAAGAGAATATTTATATATATTTATTATATAATTATAAGTAGTATATAGTATAGTAGTATATATATACTATACTATTACTATACTATTACAATACAATACTATTACAATACTATACAAATACGTACATAATACTATTCTATTCTTACTTTTCTTATCTTTTTCTCTCGAGCATTTTTCTTTCAACGAATACATTACGCGCATATTATATACATCATTGAATTACTTTCTCCTCGCGCATTAATAAATATCTCCTTTATTATATATCGAGAACGGGGAATGAAATGGTATCTCGTCTATATAAACTATATATGAATAAAATTCAAACTGATGCACAAGATATTCTGTAGTAGTACGAGAGAATTAATAAACAGAGCTAAAGCATGGTTTTAATATTACTTACAGAATCATATGAATATAAGACCAAAATTTACATACGCATTCGATATCAAGTTCTTCTGTGAACTATTAGGAATTCACAAGAAGCCAGTTAGAAGAGTACTAGATTCATTCTCTGGAGGTACTACTATTTCATACACATGTTTACGATGTGGAATTACCATACTTACTAAACGGGGTAGACTAATCCAGCAGAATCTGAAATGAGAGTCCTATATATTTTTCAGAGTTCTAACTGATAATTAATAAACGAATCTAAATCACTATTTAATAATACTCATATGATATTAGAAAAATATAAAGGAGTAACAATTAACGTCAACGTAGATGAATCAAAATTTGAAATAGGATACGATATTAAAGATAAAACTTATGGAGCTTATTTCTATTTAGATAGCAAAGAAGAATTCGGTAGAATATTTGATGCACTCAGAAATGATGCTAAACTTAAGATAGATAAACTGCTACGGGGTGAGTCAATCGAAGAACCTGATAGTAGAAAAGCTTAATTTTTTTTTAGAAGTACAACAGAATATTTTCTTAGATGGAGTAGCAGCAATGATGCTCCGAAACTCTTTTAGGAACTACTAGGTTTTTTCATTTCATTTTTGCCCTAGTAGTTCCGGCCTAGGTTTCGTACTCCATCTAAGGGAATATCTTAATTCCCATTAAATACATATATGAGCTTGAACAAGAAACAAAGGGATTTAGTTTCAAAGCTGAAAGCAGGCTGGTTAATTAAAGTTGTTCTATTTGACAACAAATCAAAATCCTTCACCATAACTCCTAATGGTTATCCAGAAGAAATATCTTATCTTACGTTCGCATCGTTAAGATCTAAGTTCTACTTAAAACAACTTCCTTCAGATAGACTTGATACACGGCTATACGCATACTGCCAAAGGGGAGAGGTAGAACAGATTAAGGAAAAGGAGTTAAAGAAGTTTGGAATTAATCAAATGCCATTCGTTCCATTTTACGGAAAGACTTACGCATCAGCATAACTAAATCCCATACATTAGATCTGGTGATCTAAGAGTTCATTACTCTTAAGGGTGTTCGATTCCTCTTGATGAATATTATTATTAAAAAATAAATATGGCAAGTAAAAATGATAAATTTCCAGTTTTATACAAAGTAGAAATTGATTCACCTAAGAATGCAATAGAGACATTCCATTTTGTTATCAATTCAAATCAGGAAGCAAGTACACGAGAAGAGTATATAATAATTCTTAGGAAAGCTACAGAATACTTTGGCACAGAGTATGGTAATAATTTTTATATTAAATCAATTACCAGAGTAACAGCAAACATCGTTACATTATAGGAGGCAATCATGATTGATAGAAGATTGGAAACTATAAAAAGAAATTGGCTAATGAGCGTTTCAACATTCATAATAAACCAAGACATTAAGAAGAGACGTAAAATCATAACCCCAAATAGGAGAAAGGACGATGACAGAACTTTACAAATGCAGCAAGTGCAAAGCACTAATGACGTGGTTAGCAAAGATCAGAGTAAACTTAGTTAAATGCAGAAGTTGCGAACACGAGTTCGAAATAACAAAAGAAAACACAATAAACAAAAATTGATTCCTCGTGAGACAGCCCTCACATTCCTACCCCAAGTGCTACTACGTAATGTACTAGCACTCCCTCCCTAATTAATAATTTATATAATTAATATTATGCCTAAGCAAAAGAAAAAACAATCTAAGAAGAATAAAGAAGTAGCATCATTTAAGAATGACGAAAAAAGAACAGTCGCAGTTGAGAAAGTAGTAAATGGTTTTATAGTAAACCAAACTATCTCAACAAGGGATTCATATCAAGAAAAGAAAGTAATTGCTAAGACGAAAAAAGAAGCAAATAGTATAGCAGCTAAATTATTATAATTAAAGATTAAACAACGCCTATGAGTAACATGTTAAAAAACAATGGTAATCTTGATATTAGTAAATTGATTACCGGGAAGAATAAAAAAGCAGACACTGATAAAATGAAGAAAGTAATTAAGGCCGTCGACTTTATTATGAGAGAGAATGAAGTATCAGTCGCGATGGCTATTGCAGTCTTCACGGGATTGAAAAATCGATACGACAATTTTGCAATCAACACAACAGTTTTAAAAAATGAAGATGAAACAGATGACAAATCAAAAGAACAGTCTGAAGGGGAAGGTCTCAAACCATAGTGTATTCACTGTCTTCTCAGTATACTACAAAGACGGAAAGACTTTCAATCATTTACATTTGGGAGTTGCTAAAGATTTAGATGAAGCATTTGCAAACAGTAAACGTCAACTAGAGAAAGCCAAAGGCCACGTTGATTCACTCAATCCTTTATATTACACGTCTATCAAAGTTGAAGGAGTATTACATAAGGTAGGTCTAACGTCAGAAGAAATTACTAAGAGACATTCAGCATTAATGAAAATGATTATCCAGAATAAGGACGATGAACTTCTTGGAAAGGTAAAACCTATTATGTCTGATTATGAATTAAAATATATAAAAGTATGCAGAGAAAAACAAAGCGAACAAGAAAACCTTTGCTCTCCGAACGTAGGGCAAAGAGAAAAGTAAAATTATCTGATGATGAGAAACAAGCTCTGATCGATATGAGCAAACCTAATAATAAGAACACTAAGAAGAAACCAGGTAATTATATCACTGACCAAATAAGAGCTGGTAAGAAACCAATTGAACTACCAGCAATTGAAACTAAAAGATTAAGAAAGAAAGGTACAGATATTTTTAAAAGAAAAGATTGGAAGACAATGATATTAAAGATGATGAGTGAAGGTGCTTCAAAGAGTGAAGTATTTGCTGAGCTTGGTATTACATCTAAGCAAAGTCAAAGAATACTACTGGCTGCAAGAGAGAAGGGAGCAGTTAAGAATTTAATTACCTATGCAGAAACATTAGAAAGAGGACAAGAGATATCCGAAGCTTGGTGGAACGCTGCAGGTCGAAAAGGTTTGACTGCAGGAAAACAATTCAATTCTCATTTGTTCTTTATGAATATGAAGAATAGATATGGATGGGGAGACAATATGAAAGTTGACCTTGGGGAAGAAACTTTAAAAACTATGCAGGATAGTATAGTTGCTATTGCTAAGGGAGTAGCAGTAACTGTTCCGCATGTACAACAAGATGAAGGAGAAAACAAAAAAACTAAAAAGAAAAAAGTTCAAGCACTTGACATCTAAAGAAAGAGAAAACATTAGGAAGACAGTACAGTTTGAGATGACAAGAATCCAAGAAATCATTAGTGAGAGAACTGGCTACTACATGGATCTAGAATATTCGATATTCGAAGATGAACTGAGAAAGACTTTAGACGTTGATATAAATTTAGCTTTAGTTGAACCTGCACATTCTTGTGACGAAGCTAAAGTAAAGCATTACCTTAAAGTCAATCCAGACAATTGCCTTAACGAACCCATAATCGTTAAGAGATATGAGTCATGGTATAAGATATATGATGGATGCCATAGATTAGAAGCAAATAGAAGATTGGGAAAGAAGAAAATAAAAGCTAAGATTATTGATTCGTGCATGGATCGTAATTCTAGCACATAATTTTATGAGACAAGCCTATACAGATTTTGCTTACCCAAGTGCTAACAACATGAAGTTCGAAGTATTCGGTGGGCAATTAAATATTTTGAATACAACAGAAGAATTAAAATCTATCGTAGCTAAAGAAATGATAGAACTCCAGTCTGATCCAGTTTGGAAATTAGCTAACGATATGTTTACTAACCATGATGAGACTGGTAACTTCATGATGTCTCCAGCAGAAACTGAGATCTTTAAATCAGTATTCCAAAGGAAACATAAGAGAGCAGTTATCGTTTCGTCTACACAGTATGGAAAGACCTTTACATTATCTAGAGCAGTACTTGCTAGGATATCTTCATTCCCTGAAGATTGGTTAGTTATTGTTCCAGATCAAAAACGTGGTAAGTTATTAATAAATTATATAATCAAAGACACATCAGAGAATCAATATTTCAAAAAGAAATTAATTGGTGTTAAGAATAAATCGAGAGATGCACTTAATAGATTAATGGAAGAAAGAAATAAAGCAAAGTTAACATATCAAATACTTTGTGATGATGGACACGTAAGGTATGGATCAATAGAAATTATTTCTTGTGAAGCTAGAAACGTTCACGAGGCAATCAATTCAGTTATGGGATTTGGTGGTAAGAATGTAATAGCAGAAGAATCATCACTGATCTCAGATGAGATTGAAGCTGGTGTATTTAGGATGCTCGCTGGTAAAGGTTTAGATACATGCTATATTAAAATTGGTAACCCATTCTCAAGAAATCATTTCTATCGATCATTCAAGCATCCGCAGTATAAGAAAATGTTTATTAATGATGCTATCGGTTTAGCAGACGGAAGATATAACGAACCATTTTTATTAGAAGCGAGAGAGAGACCTAAGTATGATGTTCTTTTTAAATGCCATTTTCCTAAAGCTTCTTCTAAAGATTCACGAGGATATTTACCACTGATGCAAGAAGAAGAAGATATTAAGAAAGCAATGGTAGTTGACTTACATCATTTCGGTGAGAAAAGAATAGGAGTAGATGTTGCTGGAGAAGGAAGAGATGAATCAGCAATAGTCTTACGCTCAGCAGTAGGAGCAGAAGTACTATGGGCAAGTGATACTGAAGATACAATGCTCGTAGCAGAAAAGACTATGGCTTATATGGCTTTATATAATGTACACGGTGCTAACGTTTTCATGGATACGGTCGGAGTAGGTAAAGGAGCCTACGATAAAGTCAAGAGAGTACATAAAGATGTAGTATCATTCAAAGGAAACTTCAGCGTTGAGCAATCAATCAACAGTATTGATTATTATAATCTACGTGCTCAAGCGTATTGGAGAATGATTAGGTACCTAGCTGATGGTGCTAAGCTTAAAGATCATAGAAGATGGGAAGAAGTTTTAAATATTTTATACGAATCAGAAAGTGATAAGATCAAGATCATGAGTAAGAAGATGATGAGGGAAATGCATATTGCATCTCCTGATGTTATCGATGCACTCATGATGACATTCGCTAGGAAGTCAATAAGTAAACGAGCTAGAACTTCTAATGACCAAGCAGCGATGGATCAAAGGAAAAGAAATAAGAAAAGACGAAGGAGTAGCAAAGCTGGATTCAAAGGAATTTAATAATATAATTATAATTAATATGGCTACTAAACAAGCAACAAAGAAAAAAGATGAAGAATTCTTAGCTGATGGTATCAAAACTGAAGATGTTCTTAAGACAAACGAAGAGAAAGAACAAGCCGATGACATTCAAGATTACGTTACTACACGTATGTCTGAAGTCATGAAGATGCTAGAGATAAGAGATCAAGGCTTTGAGTTCTTTGGTTTAAATGATTGGGGAGAGAAACTAACTCTAACTAATTATATTGCTGAGTCTGAAAGAAGATTCAATTCTGTAGTACACAGAGATGAATACAAAGATGACTGGCAAGCAAACGTATTCGATCCCGTCACAAGAAACAAAACAATGGCTATTCTAGCCAGACTCGCTGCTCAACGTATGAAGGCAGAATTTTTTAATCAACAAGGTATCTCAAGTGACCTTGCTTTAATCATTGGAAACATTTACGACGCTTCTTCTAGAGGTAAGAATGGTAAAGGTAAGGATGAAAAACTTTTATTCGATTGCATGTTTGAAGCAATCCTTAAAGGTACAGTAGTTAGAGAAACATTATGGATGGATGGAAAGAGAATGATCAAAACTAAGAAAGATAAGAATGGGAAATGGAAGAGGAAAGCAATATACGAATTCGAAGATGTATTCGATAGAGTTATCCCACTAGAATGTTTTATCCCTGGAGATATTACAAAACACAATATTCAAGAAATGGGAAGATGCGCAACAGATCAATCCTATGACTTAGAAACTTTTAAAATAGAATACGCTGACTTCAATGATATACATTTAGTAGAACCAGTTAAAGAAATGTCTGGCACACTCAGAGCTAAATTTGGTTTAACTAAATATACAGAGAATGAAGTTAGAGTTACAAGGTACTGGAATAGGAATACAGATTCATACGATGTAATAGCAAACGGTATACTATTAACAGAAATGGATAATCCTTTACCATACCAACATAAGCAAATACCTTTACAAGCATCGAGGTATGAATATATGAGTCTACAGTTCTTCTATGGTATGAGTCTCCCATTCAAGCTTGCTTCATTCCAGGACATGTCAAATGCTCTATGGAATTTAACACTTGATAATATGTTTATATCATTAAAGGCTCCAATCTTTAATGCATCAAACTCAGACTTTGATATGGACTGGTATTACCCATCAGCAGTAATTGATTTAGAACCTGGAACGAACCTAGATTCAATAAGAGAATTTAAAGTAACGCCTCAAACGAACTACTCCTCTGGCTTGATGAATCAAATGAAGCAAGGTATGAATGAAGCATCGGGTCAAGGTCATGAACAAAGTGGAGCAGCTGGAGTTGGTCGAGGAAGAACAGCAGAGGAAGTTGCAACTGCTAGAGAAGCAGCACTTGAAGTTATGGGCTTATTCTTAAGGCAGATGGAATGGTTTGAAGAAGACAGAGCAGAACAGAAGATGCAGATTATCCTAGAGTTCTATCCTAAGAGAAAGAAATCAGATGGACTACATAGAAAATTAGTTATAGAACAAGTTCAATTACTAAACAGAGAACTCGGTAAGATGGAAGTTAACTTTAGAAATGAAGTTAGACCTAAAGAACTTCTAAATAAATTAAACCAAGAAACAGATTCAACATCTCAAATCGTTGATATAACACCTAGAGAGATAAGGCAGTTTAAAGGCTGGATGAGAATAGTACCTGGATCATCTCTCAAAGAAACTAAACAGCAAGAGAAAGAAAACGAAATTGCATGGCAGAAGTTAACGAATGAGAATCCAATGATAAACCAAGAAGAAAGTATTAAAGATCTTGCAAGAGTATACCAGAAAAACATTGATAAGATTTTAGTACCGAATCCTAAAAGAACTGGAGCATTTGCAGAGCTACTTAATAAGGAAGGTGGAGGAGGAGCTAATAATAATTTAGATAATAATAATCTTACTCGGGCAGTGAGTCAAGCTGATCAACTACCGAAGAGAGGACAAAACGATGTATAAAAAAATCATGAAGCCTATCCGTGGTTTATTAATCAAAATATTATTTAGAGCATTAAACGTCTCGGAGTCGATGAAAGGCTTAGCGATCTACGAAGACTTAAAAGTTTTTGAAGGTCATTCAGAAGAATCAATTGGTTTAGATAACAGAATGAAGTACAGACATTCAATGATGTTAGCAAGGCTATACTTAGATGAAGATTATAAGAACTACCTATATTACTTAATGATGAAAGTTCAGAAAGATAATGTACAGACAATAGAACCATATAAGAGAGATGCACAGACAGCAACGTTCTTATGGATTAACAAACACATATTTGATATGAGTGAAGCATTTAAGAAAGTAGGTAAACCAAAGGGACCTAAAGAAAAGAAGAGATTGAAAGAAGTAATGAGGAAAGCTAAAGGGAGAACGAAAGATATAGGAAAACATTTACGTCACAAGAAAGATTAAATAATAATTAGGTGGTAGTCCACTTGTATTCCAAGTATCTTCCACCAAAAAGAAACAAATGCCAATTCCAAAAGGTGCGGGGAAAGGACCTGCACAAAAAGAAGCCGTCAGCGATGACGACAAAAAAGAAGAATCTAAACAGATTCAAAAAACAAAGCGTTCACGTGATGATGTCGAAGCTTTATTCATCAACAATTATTTGGTGAAGAATAAAATCGACCCTAAAGATCCAAAGGTTATCGAAGCTGGAATCGTCGATGGTCTCAAAGGTTTAGTTAAAGATCTGACGGACAGAGAATTATCTAATTCTCGTAACATGTCTAAAGTCATTGGTCAGAAGATTAAATTTAGAGATGCTAAGGGCAAGAAGCCTGTAGCGAAAGAAGACGAAGAAGCTAACGACGACGAAGAGGACGACGAGAATGACGAAGTAAAATCTACTGGTCTAGAAAAATTTCGTAACACTGAACGTAAGAAAGCGATTAACAAAATTATCCCTGGAATCGTAAAAGAATTCAAGGATGAGGACTTAGACTTTGAAACGGTCTACAATGAGATAGATGAGTATTACTCAGAAGACGATGATGATCAACGTCGTGAAGACTTTGAACTTCGTTTGGATAAAGCTTTCAGAGCTGCATATCCTAAACTCTACGAAGAACGTATCAAACGAGCAGCAGCAAAGAATGGCCCTTCTGATTCACCACTTATTGGTGGAGGATCACATGGTCATAAGAAGGAGACCAAGCAAACTTCTCTTAAATCTAGAGGCGGCACAAGGAAAATAAAAAACCTTGCCGACTGGATGAAAGGAGAATAATTTAATTAACCCATTCGTAAAACAATATTTATATGTTTACTCCATTACAATTTGATGAAGGTCAAATCGTACGGTTAGCTACTACAGATGCTCAAACATTTGTTAAAGGTGATCGTGCTAAGCATAGCTCAGGACTGATGGTAGTTGGTGCATCAGGTGATGATGAATGCTATTACATTTGCCTAGAAGACGTAGTAACAACTGCAGATAATCAAATGGTTGAATTCATGAGAATACCTAAAGTTAATATCTTCGAAGCACTTACTAGTGCTACACCTGTTCTAGCTTCTCACGTAGGAAACATCTACGATGTAACTGGAAAGGTTACAGTTGACTTAGGAAATACAACAGACAAGGTATTCTATGTTGAAAAAATCATAGATGCAACAAACAAACTCGTACAAGGGTTCTTCATGAATCCAGCATTAGCATAAACTTTCTACTAGCGTAGTACTTTATTCTAAGGTAAATTTATTAATTTAATCATAACAACAATATGATCCGAAGACAAGATTTCGCAAAATTAAACGACGAACTTCAGGAAACATATATGGAGAGTTCTGAAAATGCCATCAACGAGATGGAAGGTCCTAAGTTTTTTGACACTAAGGAAACAGAACTTTTCACTTATCTTCATCAAGTTCTTCACGGTCTATCTGGTATCAAACGTATTGGTGATGGTGAAAACTTTCCTCGAGTATCTGGGAAACAAGGTGACAATATTTCATGGAGTCAACGACACTATGGAGCAGAAGTACCTATTTCAAAGGACATGAGAAAGTTTGATCGCTATGATCAATCGAATGAACTAGTAGAAACTATAGTAGACGAGGCATGGAATGACATTGATCAATCTATGGCTGATGTATTTACTCAAGGTTTCGGTACATCTTACACTGACATTTGGGGTGACACTGTCGCTTCAGTTGGTCCGGATGGGTTAGGCTTATTCAGTGCACTTCATACAAATAACGTTACATCTAATACATTCAGTAACCTTATTCATGATGGTTCCACTGTTAATCCAGAATTAACTAGAGCTGCTATTGTTTACCAAATTAGAACTGGTAAAATCAATAAAGATGTTCATGGAAAAAACAGAGCAATTAAATATGACCTGTTAATCGTTCCTCCATCTTTAGAAGATCTAGCATACAGAATTGTTGAATCAGATAAGATTCAAGGAGTTTCAGACAATGATACTAATAACTGGTTAAAGAAAAGAATTAAGATTCTAGTTTGGGAGAAATTAGAAACTGCTGCAGATGGTACTGACGGTGGTGCCTTCTGGTATATGGCTGACTCAAGAAAGTTAGCTAAGGTCTTGAAAATCTTATTCTCAGAGAAACCAACATTAGATGCTCCTGATGTTTTATCTAAAAACAAAGAGTGGGATTTCACAATTGATTTCTATTACACTTTAGGTTTCGGATATCCATTAGGATTGGCTGGATCAAATAGTACAAAAGCATAACAATAGAATAGTACAACATACAAATATCGGAGAGGGGGTTCTCCTCTCTCCTATATTTTTTATTAATTCATACTAATATATACGCTTATGTCACAAGTTAATTGGGCTAACCTCTTGCAACAAGACCGATGCAAAGCATTGGGTGTACCTTGGACAGACCAAGAACATAAAGCTATCAGGGTAGAAGGTATTCCAGCTGAATACGTTCGAGCTGGTATTCTAACTCGAGAGAAATATGATAAGGTGAAAAAGAGAGAAAAGAAAGAAGGAAGAAAATTAGATACTATGGCACTAGAAGAACTTCAAGAAAGAGCAACTAAACTCGAAGTTACTTATGCAGGCATTACGCCAAGAGAAACTTTAATCGATCTGATTCAAAAAGCAGAACGATTAATCGAAGAAGGTATCGACGTCAATGATGGTGACGACGATGAAGATGAAGACGAAGATGAAGAAGATGAAGAAGGAGAAGACGAAGACGAGGACGAGGACGATGAAGAAGAGGATGGGGAAGAAGAAGAAGAAGAGGACGAAGAAGAAGAGGAAGAAGAAAAACCAAAAGCAAAGAAAAAGAAAAAAACAAAAGTAAAAACAAAAACAAGAGTAAAAGGCAAGAAAGCCAAAGGAAAGAAAAAATCAAAAAAGAGAAATAGAAACAAACGATAATTAATAACCTAGACTATTCATATTATCTTTGAGTAGATCTTATAAACATATTTTATATGAGTGATAAAAAATTTATATCTATAATGTGTATCATCGGGTTATTAATAGTTACAGTCGCATTTAATATGCATAACCCTCTAGTTACTAACGCTGCTTACACTCTGGAATCTACACCAGACACTAGAGATGTTAATGTTAATGTAACAGTTAATACTAACGGTGATTCATGTAACTGTACTGAAGCAGAACCTGTAGAGGATTTTGAAGGTGGAGGTACTTCTCATTGGTCGGGTAATATTCAAGCAGTAGATATCGAAGCTACTGGTGATCTTACAGTCGGTGGTACTTTGAAATATCAAGTAGCTAATACTGCAGTAAATCAAACTGCAGCAACTTCTACTGTAACCTTAACTTCTTCAGATTCTGGAAAGACATATTCTCTTTCTGGTACTGGTACTACAATTATGCTACCAGCAGTAACAGCTACTGGTTCCATCTTTAAGTTCCAAGTTAAAGGAGCAATGGGAGTAGCTAACATGGAAGTACATTCAGCAGAAGGTACTAACATTGAAGGTTCTCTAGTTGTTGCTGGTGCTGTAGTAGATTGCGATGGAAAAAGTCAAGTCAACTTCATAGTTGATGGGGAGAACATTGGAGACTTCTTTGAAGTAGAATCTGATGGTACTCAATGGTTACTAGGTGCATCAGGTGCACTCAGTGGTTCAAAGCTTACATGTACTTAACTCGATGATATCTCTTACTCATCATTAACTTGGTGAGTAGGGATATATCATTAGTTACTCAATACTTGCTACTTACCTATAGGCGACTCGAGTAATTTGCTCGGGTGTAAGTAGCAAGGTATTTATTAATTAATAATATAACTTTTAAAAAAAAGCTATGGAGAAACAAACTAAAATTATTGCAGCCATCGTAACAATAGCAATGGTTGCACAAACACTCTCTTGCATTTATCTTGTTGCTGTTCTTTCAAGTAACAATGTACAGCAAGACTTCAGCGGTGGAGGAGGTAACATTCTTTCTCTTCAAACAGATGATGTTATACCAAGACAAGTCTCATCAACAAATATCAGTGCTACTAAGACTGCACTAGACGTTACTCTACCAGGAGGAACACAAGGTGCTCCAATGGATAACGTTACTGACTTAGCACTTGCTACTAGTTCTAGTGGTTCTCTAGCTACTGGTACTTATTACTTTGTTCTAACATCAGTCGATGGTACTGGTGGAGAGACACTTCAATCTGATGAAGTAACATGTAGTCCAATAGGAGAAGGATTAACAGGTGCACCAGTTGGATGTACTGCTACACTTACAGTAAATCCTCTAGCAGTAAGTACAAGATTATGGGTTGCAACTTCAACTGGAGTTTACTACGGTTATGTCGCAGCTACTAGTACAACATTCGTTGGTTCTTTAACTTCACTAACTGCTGCAACAATTCCAGTTGCAAATACTGCATTCGATACTTTACCAATTGCTAGATATAAAGCTACACCACCAACATTGGTAGATGGACAAGTTATAGCTTTATTGTTAGATATACTTGGTAATATTAAAGTTACAATGGCCACAGTATTAGATTATGTTAATGACTCAATCACTACTTATAGAGCAGGAAACTCTTATAGTTATGTTGCCGCACCTGCCGCGAATACAGTTGTAAAAGCTACAGCAGGTACTTTATCTAAGATTATTGTTGGAGCTTATGTATCAGGTGGAACAATCGAATGTTCAGATCATGCTACAGATGGTGATGGAAATGTAAAGATATTTATAACACAAAATTCATCTACATCTACAATGCCAATGGTATTTGATATTAATGCTACATTCGCTACAGGGATCACTTGCGACACAATCGGTTCAACACAAGTAACATTTTTATATCGTTAATTTAATAATAAAATAAATATATGAGATTTAAAATAACAGAAGTTGATGTAGATGCAAACAATAAAGTTGCTGTTAAAGTAGATTACATCAAAAATGGCGTAATAATTAAAGATGTTAAGTATTACGAGAATACAGAAACACAAGCTAACATTGTAAAAGATATTAAATCTACTTCTCCTAGTGATGATACTTTAGAAGAAGAAGCTACAAAATTAGCAGAAGAAACAAAGACAAATAGCCTTATTGAAAAATTAACTACTGATTTAATCGGTGTAGTTAAAACATTTGATCCTGCAAACTTTAATAATGAAGAATTATAATAATATGAAAAAGAAATTAACAATATTAGCACTCTCAACACTAGCAATACTATTGGTAAGTTCTTATATTATTGCAGGGGATAGAGAGAATATAGTAGCAACCTCAACACCAAGAATGGCTATTGATAATGAGGCTGTTAGTAGTTTGTTGTTTGATGGGAGTGGAGATTATGTAAATATTGGTAGTTCGACAACAATTAATAATACTTCATCATTTACATTCTCAACATTAATCAATCCATCAGCATTTAGTAACACTTTCTTTATAAAAGGTAGGGGAGGTGTGAGTGGTTATGGTTTAAAGATTGGTTCAGGAGGTGGGTTAAATATTACAAAGAATGGTGTTATAGATTTAACAACAACAGTTAAGGATTTTGAAATAGGGGAATGGTCTTTAGCAACAGTAGTATTTAATGCAGATAATACAATAGATGTATATGTAGATAGTGTTTTAGCACATAGCTATAGCAATACATCAGCAATAGTGAGTAGCGAAACATTAAATGGTTACATTGGTGCAGATGCAAATGGAGCGGGTGTTTTATCAACATTTTTTAGTGGAAAAATAAAAAATACAATGATTTGGAATAAAATATTAACACAAGCAGAGATTACAAATTTATATTATAACAATATAATACCTACTGAAAATCTTTCACTTAATCTAGACCTAAACGAAGCCACAGGCACCACAGCCTTTGACACTTCAGGAAACTCTAACAATGGAACTATCACAGGATCTATATGGTCAACAGACGTACCTAGCAAAGCAAGAGCAACAACTACAACAAGACAAGTAGTAGTAGATGATAAGGCTAGTTTGTTGTTTGATGGATCAAATGATTACATAGAATTGCCAAAAATAAATGCCGTAGGAGAAAGTGATTTGACTTGGGGCGGTACATTCTTAATGACGGAAAAGGCAAGTGATGATTTATTTTCAAGACCAGCAGGAGTTTCTACAAGAATTGAAATAACAGCAGGTGGGCAATTTAGTTCCGATATAGGATTAACTACTACAAGCATTACTGGCGTATCTGGAGGAAGATATGAAATAGGTAAATGGTACCAAGTATATTCAGTATTAGACTCTGGTACTTTAAACTTATATGTGAATGGATTATTAGTAGCAACAGATGCTACTGGCTCAGGAACAGTAAGCCAGGACGTTAATCAATTCTGGAATATTGCAACGCTTAACGGTGGGGCTTTTTCAAAAATATATTGCACTGAAGCAAAGATGTATGTTGGAACTGCACTAACAGCAACCCAAATTTCTGATTTATATTACAATAATATAACACCAACAACAGGATTAGTTATGAACTTACCTCTAAACGAAGGGGCAGGAGCTACAGCATACGACACATCAGGAAACTCAAACAACGGAACAATAACAGGAGCTACATGGAGTTCAGACACACCATCACAAAAAAGAAAAGTAGTTAATGGTAATTTAATTGAGAATGGAGATTTTGAATATGCACCACCTTTTGTTGCAGTTCAGACATCGGATGGTTGGATTGACGGAACAGCTAGTGGTGGTGGAGCTGGTGCGAATATAAATCCAATAAAATGGTACTTAAATTTAAACGGAACATCAGATGTACAATTTGCAACTTCAACAACATATTCTGGAGATTATTCTTTAAGATTGTCTACAAGGGATACAAATACAGCTTTTATAGAAGTACATTATAATGATACAGGACATTATTCTAGTGGTTTAGTAGTAGAACCTTCAACTTCATACACATTAACTCATTGGATGAAAACAGATTATGTTAGTGGAGATTCTGGCGATGGTGCATTGATTGCGGTACCTCAAGGAGACGGGCAAGGAACAGGTGTTACAACTTCTAATAGTACAAAAGTAAAAACAACAACAGGTTGGACTAAATATACTACAGTATTTACAACCAATTCAGCTACAAGAGAAGTTAATATCGAACCAAGAATATATGGACACACAGGCACAGGAACACTAATAATGGACGCATGGTTCGATGACATAGTATTAAAGAAAACATCAGACTTATAATTAAATAAATATATGAAAAATTTTTTATCACTAATAATAATCTCATTATGGGAGCAGGTATATTTGAAATAAGTTATCTACATGACTAAGTTAATTATTAATATAAATCGCTTATGGCAATTCTAACAGCAATCATGCTCGCATGTATTTCTCAAGCCGTGAAATTAATCATGAGAGTATCTGGAGTCTCAAAGAGGGCTTCAATGTATATCGTTTTTGGTATACTATTCATTTTAACATTAATCTTTACTGCTGGTAAAACTACAGGTTTCATTACGCAAGAAACAATTACACTAGCAAGTACAATCTTCTTCGGAGCAATCGGTGCCTACGAAATGCTACTGAACAAGACAGGTCTTGACAGTCTCATGAAAAACATTACTGAGATAAAGAGATCTGACGACAAATCTTGATCGTCACGTGGACGTATCAGAAATCATACAATTAATAATATCGGTTGCAACATTAGTTGGTTTAGTCATAGGTTTTTATAAATACTTTAGAGATCCAGATGTAAAAGCCCAAGAAGAAATCAAATTGATTAAGCAAGGTTGTCTCCTTCGGCACGAGACAATCGATAAGAATATTGTATTAATTAAAGAGAATCATCTTAAGCACATTGAGAAAAGTATATCTAATATGCAAGGAGATATCAAAGGTATTCTTGCTGTGCTAGAATTCTTAAAAACTAATAAAAAATAGATTATGAACAAAGCAACAGAAGTACTGTTGAAGCAGTATCATACTATTTCAACATTAAACGTTAAAGACAGAGGAGTTGATTTAGATTCAGAAGTAAAAGCAGCTGGACCAAGAGACTACCAATACGCAGATCATTTTGAAGCTGACGTATTTGGAGCAGTTCTCCCAAGCACTTTCCTTAGAACTCTAAATCAATTACCAAGGTTTCCATTCCAGAATTCTATACTCAGTTGCGTAAGTAGTACTTGTACATTCATCAATTCTTATAATTCAAAGAAAGAAGGTAATGATGTATTCCTTGGATGGAGATACCCATACTCTCAGGTACCACATTACGCTGGAGGTACAAGTGTTCGGGATAATCTAAACATTCTAAAGAAGAAAGGACAATGTGAGAATAACTTTCTACCAGAAGATAAATACTTCTTAGGTGAAAGAGCAATGCAAAATCCTAAGTACATTTCACATGATGCTCATAGGAACGCTAAAGCTTACAAGATTAAAGCTTACTACTTTCTCAAGACATGGAGTGAAGTAGAAATGAAGAGTGCAATACTTAATGCTCCTATTGGTATTGGACTTTGGGTAGGGTACAATTGGTACAGGACTCCTACTTCTCAGCCTATACAATTTGATGGGCATAAGAGATTCGGTCACTTAGTCTCAATCGTTGGCTGGACAGAGAAGGGTTGGTTAATGGCAGATTGGGACGGGAGAGGAATTAAATTATTAAGTTATAAATATCCATTATCATTAGCTTTCGCAATAAGAGATTTGAGCGATAAGCTTAAAGGCAAATCTATGAAACCATATAAATTAGAAAACACAAGTCGCTTATTGGTTATTCTACCTAATGGTAAATATCAATTCATATCATCACCTACCCAATGGAGAGCATTGAATGAGAAAGGATTATTACTTGGAGCAACTCAGATAATGAAAGAAGAGGATCTTAAAAAATTAACACTCGATGAAGAGCCAATCATCGTAGCAAAATAATATGCAAGAAATATTATATTCAGATCTAGCATCTGAGCTACAGGGTCAGTTAGGATCTACTGGTAATATTAAAGTACCTACTTCTACACAACGTGCAATCTTCAATAGAGTATTAGATGATTTATCTTTATACGCTAATTGGAAATTCTGCATACGTAGAACAAACTTTAATTACCTACCAGACCTGACCGAGTACAATATGAGAAGCTACGTTGGTCTACAAGATTACAAGTCTCCCTATCTATTAGGTGGAATTGGGGTTGTAGATGATAAGAGCTTTCATCCTGGAAATAACAGAGTACGCAGAGAGGCTAACAATAAGCTAAGTTCTTCCTTTAATAGGTTGGCTCCAACTATGCTTGATGGAGATCATTACTTATTAGTTAAGATGAACCAAGGTCATTCACTAAGGTTAGCTTCTCTAGATTCTCCTACTGAAGATGGAGAATGGGAAAAGATCGGTGATGCTGAAGCACCAGCCACAGATAATGTAGAATACAGACAAGGATCTGCTTCTCTGAAGTTTAGAGCAGACACAGATTTAGCAACTGGATATGCTGGTATAGAAAATTCAACAAGGATCGCAGCAGATCTCTCAGACTATGTAGATGCAAGTTCACACCTAGTTAAAATCTACATACCAGCATCTGGAGTTACTAGTGTTACAATATACTTTGGCTCAAGTACTACTGCATACTGGGCAGTCTCAGTTTCTACACCGATTAATAAATCTTCAATTCAAGTTGGATGGAATTACTTTAAATTTGACTGGGAGAATGCTACACAGATTGGTTCACCAGATTCTAGTAATGTAAAATACTTAGCAGCTAGATGTAATTATGTCTCTGCTACTTATACGGATAATGCATTATTCAGAATTGATGACTGGACTATTAACCAAAGATTTCAATTAGACTTTGATTACTTTTCTTCTTACATGGTAATTGATACTGATGGAAACTGGAAACAAAGATTCACAGAGACTACAGATTACTTTGCTGGTCCAAGAGATACTATGATTGCTTTATCTGCTATGGCTTTCAACCAAGCACTTATCGCTAGTAGGAGAATTAGTAAAGATGAGAAGAACGAAGCAAGACTTAGATATACAGAATTGAAAGCTAGGATGAAACATAACTATGGACAGAGTCAACAAAGAGGTCCTAAGAAAATTAATATAAAAAGATAACTATATGTCTCAAGTACTACAAAGAACAAAATTCAAGGGAATGTTCACTAAGAACCCAGTTACTAAGAATCACCCAGACACAGCATTCCTTGCTTGGAACGTCAAGATAAATGGAGAGGGGGTAGAACCAGTTAAGGGCTTCTCTCAATTCGGTGGTTCTGCACCAGCTTCTGGTCAGGCTATCATCGATGCGTTCACATTTACTTTAACGTCAGGTGAAGAGATTCCAATAAGAATCAGAAAGGCTTCTGCTGAATGTGTTGTTGAATGGTTAGATTCTAATAGCAATGAGTGGTTCATTCTTCTACCTGGGTTATCAATAGCAAATCATTTCTCATTCTTTGATTTTAATACTAGTACTTCAAATGGTTTATACTTTGGTAACGGTCTACAAAACTATTCAGTATGGACTGGAATAAAAACAATACTTACTGCTGCAGTTACTGCTGCTGATACAAAAGTATATGCAGACATTACTGGCTTCCCTTCTTCTGGTACTATTATCTATAATGGAATAGAGATTGCATACACTTCACTTGGTGCAGATCACTTCGTAGTTGGTAGTGCTCATGCTTCTATTGGAGCAACTGATGGGGTAGCAATAGCAGTTGACGATGCTACATATTCAGGAGTTGCTTTATCTAAGGTTATGATCTCAGCACAGAATAGAGCATGGCTCGTAGACGAAGATGACCCTAATGCTTTAGAGTATTCAGTTGAAGGAACTGCTACAGATTTCACAGTTGATTCAAATAGAGCAGGAGCTGGTATCGAAGACTTCCCAATTGTTGGTGGAAGAATTACTGGGTTAGCAGCAAAGGACGATTACATATTTATATTCAAAGAGAAAACTCTTATCTTATTCAGATGGGAATATCCAACTTCTATTACTAAGACTCCAGCATTCAAACATGTAGTAATGGGAGCAGACGTTGGAGCAATAAGCCATAGAGGTATTGCTAATGCTGGTAGTGAAATACTATACGTAACAAGGAACGGTATAAGATCTTTATCTAGAGATCTCTCGACTGACGATTGGAATACTGACCCATTTACTAATATCATAGAACCTTCAATCAAGAATTTTGTATTTGATGAAGATTCAGTATCAGTCTACTATGAGAAAGAAGATGTATTCTTATGTGCATGCAAATCTGATTCAAAGCAATCTAAGAATAATAGAGTTATAGCAAGATGGTATTACACAGATGCAGATGCTGAAGGTAACACAGTTAGAAAAAGTGGATTCTCTATATTAGATTGGACAGTAGATTCATGGTTCATCTACGGTGGTACTTTATACTTTGGTTCTTCAATGGATGGAGTAACATACAAAGCATTTGATGGTTATGGTAAAGATGGTACAACTCTTAAATCTATATACGCAGATAATAGAAATGATTATGGTTCAAAGAAAATAAAAGAAGCAGAATCATACCAGGTCTTTGGATTAATCAAACCTGGTACTGAAATAGAATACGAAGTTGTATATGATGGAGGTAAACAAGCATCACAATACTTTACAATAAAAGCTGATGCATCATATGTAACACAGAGTGCATTAAAAACTCTTGGAGCATTTAAGCTCGGAGAACAATTACTCGGTGGAACATTAGAAGACTCTGAAGATCTATTACTATTTGACTTTACTAAAGAGTTACAGAACCAGAACTTCTATGACATACAGATAGTTAGAACACAGAGTAAGAATGGTGGATTCTTTAAGATATTCTTTGAGGGTCTAGTAAATCCAAACGAGGGATTTGATATACCATTAGACACATTCGATGATTAATAAATTAAAATAAATTATGAAAAGAATAATCACATCTGTACTGTTGTCGTTCTTAATCTTTATGACAGCAGTACCAGCAAATGCAAGTCTCTTCGAATTCTATAGAGAGTACGATCAACCGTTACCTTCTGTAGATGCAAGAGCACCACTATATAACAAAGCTATAGCTGGCGATGTATACAGTGGAACATCAGATCAGAATAATCGATTAGAAGATTATTTAAGATCTCAACAAAGTGGTACAGATTCCTTTGGTGGAGTTAAACCATTTAGACCATCTGGGTACTCTTCTACTATATCTTCTTCACTAGCAGAAGAGGGAAGTGAAACGGAGTTAACAGTTAACTCGATCACACTCCCAGATGATACAACATTAGCATCTACAACTTACGGTGATCTCTTAATCCTAACAGTAGGAGAAGGAGAATCTGAAGAGAAGATTGCAGTATCAAGTCTTAATGTAAGTACTCTTACTTTTACAATCGTAACGAGAGGACTAGCATACGGTTCTTATACTGAAGTAGATGATAACAAGCATAGGCATCTACCAGGTGAGAGAATATACGTATCAGACGATGATCACTTTATGAATCAGCAATACGTATCACTAGACTCTACAGAAACTATAGCAGAGCAATGGACATTCACAGCATCTCCTATTGTACCAACACCAGCTTCAAGTGATACTACTTATGCAGCAAGTGTAGGTTACGTTAATGACGTTGCTACATCTGGAGTTGCAGTAGCATCTAAAACAATTAGTGGAAGATCAGAACATTCGACCGCAAGAGAGATGGCATCGAGTACTGCAACTGGTAGCACTGGTTCTGGATTAGTAATTACTGCAGAAGCTTCTGGTGTCTCTGCTGTAGAAACTAGCGAGACTCTAGATTCTTACGCAGATAGCTACATCGATAACTCCTCTCAGAGTTTATCGCAAGGTCAAGCACTACTAAGAGGTCAGTCATTTATGGCTAGTTCTTCTTATTTATCTACTGCTACATTCTATCTTAAAGTCGCCTTAGGCGCACCTACTGGCAATATGTATTCAAGGCTATATGCTCATACTGGAACGTTCGGTTCTTCTGGGAAAGGTACTGGCTCTGCTCTTGCCTCGTCGACCTTAATAGATGTATCGACGATTACTTCTAATTATGTAGCATATACTTTTACATTTCCTACAGGTCAACAGTATGAGATGACTGCAGGTACTCCCTATGTCATTACAGTAGAATGGGTAGGGTCTGGTGTAGGAAAGCAAATAGCAGTTGGGATGGACGTAACGAGCCCAGTGCATTCTGGTAATGCATCATACAAAACATCTGGTGGTTCATGGGCTGCAGTTACTTACGATCAACCTTTCGTAGTAATAGCTACTACAAAACATACAAATGTAGTTACAGAACTAGATGGTAAAATATCTCAAGACTTCGTAGACTTTACAGAAGACATGAGCTTTACGGGTGAACTAACTGGAGCAGGTATAGTTGGAGAAGTTATAGCTTATGCTAGTTCTTCAGTTCCTACTGGTTGGTTAAGTTGTAATGGTCAATCAGTTTCTTCTACTACATACTCAAGATTGCTTGGAGTAATTGGTACTACATTTGGTTCTGGAAGTAATACATTTAAAGTTCCAGATCTAAGAGGTAGATTTATTACAATGGCTAGTACTACCCAGTCAGAATTTGATAATTTCGGGGAAACTGGCGGGGCAACTTCTACAATTTTAACAGAGGATCAAATGCCAAGTCATACGCATGGTGACGTATGGAGCGAAGGAGGTAGTGATGTTATTACTAAATCTGGTACTCCACTTATAACTTTCGATGGAACTTCAGCTTCAACAGGTGGAGATGAAGCCCACAGCAACCTAGATCCTTATATAGTATTACAATATCTAATTAAATATTAATTTAACAAATATGGCTAAAGTAAAATTTGCAAAGAATATTGCAACAGGAGCTTACCAGAAATTCGGAGATAGAGACCTGACGCAAGCAGATGCTGATGCAGGCTTCGTTCCAATCTCTGAGAAAGATTACTTATCTGGAGTTGCTACTATTGCAGAGAAAAAGAAACCAAAGGCTAATAAAAACTTACCTAACTTCGATGACTTACCATCTCTTGGTGGTACACAACAAGAAGACCCTGGTATAGCATCTTCTGATGTATTCTCGTCGCGTGCAGACTTTGATAGAAGAAGAGATGATGAGGCTAGAGATATTAGGAGAAGAAGAGAAACACAGGAGCAACAGAAACGTACAGTTATTGAACAACAGTTTGGTGAAGTAATTGGAGAGAGAAAAGAATTCCAAGAAGAGAAGGTTAAATCTCTAGGCGGTCAATTCGCAGATAGAAGAAGGTTATCTACTGCTGCTTCTACATTCATCTCGGGTGAACGTGCTAAGATTCAAAAAGAGATTGATACTCTAGAAGATAAGAAGAGAATAGCTTTTGCTAACTTAGATCTTGATACTGAGAAACTTATTCAAGATGAAATCAATCAATGGAAATCTGACGAGAAGGATTGGATTAAGATACAGCAAGATGCTAAGAAAACTGAGTTCAGTCAATTCATTTCTAGAGAGAATCTAGATATTGCAAGAGGAGCAGAAGGAAGGGCAGAGTCAGCAGAAGATAGAGCAATCTCTGGAGAATCTCGAGCTGAGGAAAGTCATATCCTAGACTTGATTACTGACGAATGGTCGATCATGAAAGATATACCATCTGGAGAAACTAAAGTAATTGGTGGTATAGAATTTGAAGGAGCAGGAGCAGAAGATCCATACTTCTCAAGTGCTCAAGTTGTATCGTTAATGAAAGAAATACCAGAAGGAGAATCGAGAGAGATTGAAGCACCAGATGGTACTAAGTATTTGATCCAAGGAGTTAGTAGTGAGATCGTAACTGCTACTGATGACAGCGGTACAATTACTGGTATCGATAAGAAAACTGGTAAGCCAGTATGGAAGACAGCATCAGGTACAGGCAAGACTAAAACTAAAGCATCAAGTACTACAATACATCTTAATGAACAGCAGTCTTCTGCATTGCAAGATGCTAGAAAAATCTTAGAAGGTTCAATCGGAGAGAATGGTAAATATGATAAAGAAGCATACAAGAATGAGAGACTAAGATTCACAGAGATTACTGGAGATCCTAAATTATTTGATGAGCAGTTCAAGACGGGTCTAGATCGATCAGATCCAGACAATACATTATTCTTTGATAAATCAGAAATAGAAGAAGGTGCATTCAAATATACAGAACAACAGAAAACAGGACTTATAGATCTAGGCTTCTCAGAAGAAGAGATTACTAACTATGAGAACCTAGGAATTGATCTTACTAAATTATAATATATTTATATGCCTAAAACAAAAGAAGATTTAAAAAGAGAGATTGAGTCAAGGCTGAGAGAAAGAATTAAAGCTAAAAGAAAAGAACAAGAACCTGAAAAGAAAACCATTGGTGGTGCAGCTCAAAATCTCAAAGAAGATCTAGCACAATTTGGCAAAGGTTTCCTAGCTCTTGGAAGAGAATTCGTTCTACATCCATTTGGTAGTTCTAAGAAAATACTAGAGACTGGAGCTGAAGCATTAACACAAGGAGTAGTCGGTGCACCTAAAGCTGCAGGAGAATTAATCAAGACTGCAGCATCTACTATCGATAGTACTAAGGAAATGATCGAGAACTATAAAAAGCTTAGAGCAATACCTTACAACGATCAAAAGAAAATGATTGAAGAATCATCACAGAATATAGCAAGCAACAAGAATCTTTCACCAGCACAGAAAACACTTGCTCAATTTGGTTCAGCAGTACTTGGTGATGTAACTCACGAAGCTACTCATCCAGTCGAGCTCATGTATGATAAACCATTTACTTTTGGTTTAGATATAATGTCTGCTGGTGGATCGAAGGTACTTGGTAAAGGTACTAAGTTAGTTAAACCAATGCTCAAAGAAACGAAGGTAGTTAAAGCAATTGAAGATCTAGTAATTCCACAGTCTAAATTAATTAGAGCTGGTCATAAAGATTTTGCTAGAGATGCTGCTAAGACTTCTGAGAATATCTTTAATATGCAAGAACAAGTTATTAAAAGTACAGCAGATACATTTGAAAATACATTAAAGCTTTCAGGTAAAGAAAGGTTAGATTTCTTTGAGACAATTGATAAGCTCAGAAGAGAAGATCATTTTCTTAAGGCAGTTGATCAACCAGACCTACCTCCTATTAAAGGTAAGCTAGCAGAGAGTCCTAAAGGATTTACTAAGTTAGGTACTAAGGAAATGAAAGCTAAGAACTTAAATCCTCAGATCGATTACTACAGAGATAAGTTTAGTAACGTCTGGGAGAAAGGAAGAGAGATCTCAAGGAAGGCAGTATCTGATAATCCTAAGGTACAGTCTGCTATCGATTGGTGGTTAGATAAAGAATTACCTAAGATACAGAAAGCATCTGGAGTAGCAGATGAATATAAGATTACAAATTACCTTCATCATTTATTTCCAGAGAAAGTATCTCAAGCAGAGAAAGCTGCTAAACCATTTAAAATTAAAAGAGGATTTCTTAAGCAGTCAAAAGATGTAGCAGGATTTAGTAAAGATCCAGTAGTTTCTATATCAGCTATTAAAATTAAAACAGCAATGGCTAATATGAAAGATTCATTTATAAAAAGAACTACTAAGAAATACGGTAAAGATATCGATGCATTGAAGAACCAACTAAGAGGTAAAGTAGGACAGAAAGAATACGATGCTCTAGCTAAATCTGGTAAGCTAGAAACTGTTATCAAGAATGAATTTGGATTTGATACTTTCAATCCTTCAGATTCTGCTAAGACTATTGGTTGGTACCCTAAGGAAATTGCAGAAGAACTTAATAAGTTATACGGTAAGAATAAATTACAAGAGACATTTAATACTCTCACAAAACCGTTAGACTTTTTTAATAGGAACTGGAAACCATTAGCTACTGCAGTGAGACCTAGATACCATACAAGAAACGTTATTGGTAATTTATATAATTCTATTATAGTTGGTATGATGAATCCAACAAGGATAGTACCAGCAGCAAGACAACAGATCTCTGGTTATGTTAATGAGTTAAGAAAATCTAAAGGCACAGCAGGTAAACTAGCTAAGACATTCTTCCCAGATAAGTTAAATGATAAAGTATTACGTAATGCTTTGAAGGATGGAGTTATTGGTAGAGGATTCTTCGCAATAGATCTTCATGACTTAGCAAAGACTGCATCGATGTCTGAAGATATTATCAAAACAATTAATAGAGTTAAGAACCCAGCAGAGATATATAAGATACCAGTACTAAGACAGTACTTGAATATCTCAAGAAACATTGGTCAAGCATTAGAAGATAACGCAAGACTTTCTTTATACATGGATAGAATTAAGAAAGGCTCTTCAAGATTAGATGCTAAGGATTATGTTAATAAACATTTATTCGATTATCTAAGTGGCTTGGGAGAAGGAGATAAAATAATTAAGAAGTTCATACCCTTCTGGTCATGGACTAGATTCAATACTCCACTGCAAGTTCAATCAGTTGCTACAGTACCTAGGAAACTTAGTGCTATACAAAAGATTGGTAGAGAAAAGGTAAAGGAGATTGAAGGTCAAGATGAGAACTTGAAATACTTATCAGATACTGAGAAAGAGGCTGGCTTACTTAAGGTTGGTACTACAAAAGTTAGAGGTAAAGAATTAGATAAGTATATTAGAACTCAATCAGTATTACCTCAAGCAGATTTAATTAGGTTAGTTAATCTCATGCAACTAGATACTGACGAGCTTGGTATTAATCCGCTGTTCAGTCTAGCTGGTAGGTTAAATAAGAATA